TGGCAATTATTCAGTTGTCTGCTGTAATATTGGCAATGATTTTAATATTGCAACCGTTATTCGCAACGCTAATGCGTTCCTTGCAAAAGAAGTAATCATCTATGGCAACAAAAAGTATGATCGGCGCGGTACTGTCGGTACTCATCACTATACCACTTTTCGTCATGTTCGTTCTATTGATGATTTGGGATCTTATATTCAATCCAAGCGATCTGTCGGACCGATACGACTATTAGGAATTGATAATGTTCCTCATGCTAGGAATGTGAATTTATTTCACTTTGATCCAATCACTCATTACATTATGATCTTTGGTCAAGAACAAATTGGAATTCCGCAAGATGTTCTTGACATGTGTGATGATGTAGTGTATATTCCACAATATGGATCGGTTCGTAGCATTAATGTTGGGTGTGCAAGTTCAATCATCATGAATCAATATTGTCACAAGGTTTCTAATTATGATTACAGATCGTTTTAAGTCTCGGTATGGACAACTCCGCACAATCACTGAAAACAGTGATGGTTCTTTCATCGTAGAAGGTGAATCTCTATATCATCGTTGTGGTAGTGATGAGAATGGAGCAGATCTTTGGATGGTTGACTTCGAAGGTGGTCCATTTATTTGTGTTGGTGATCCTCTACTTGGTCATAAGAACTATGGGATTGTCAAGAAACTTGAAATTCTAGAAGATGATCGTAATGATTATTTCAAAGTCAAAGTAATTTGTGAATAAATAAACTTTGCGGGTGTAACTCAGTGGTAGAGTGTTGGTTTTCCAAACCAATTGTCGAGGGTTCGATCCCCTTCTCCCGCTTTCGCGTAGTTCGTTGTGTGATGATGACTAGACTTGTCTGTTATAAAAGACAGGTGAGATAAAGGGTGCAAGCCCCTCGCTACGCGGCTTGCGAGTGTACTCAAGCGGTCAACGAGGGCAGACTGTAAATCTGCTGGCATTTGTCTACGAAGGTTCGAATCCTTCCGCTCGCACTACATATCTCTGGTATTGTTGATAGTGAATAGAAATGCGAACAGCACAGGGGTTCGATTCCCCTCGGCTCCATTCGGTTAGCGGCGTGGTAGGGACACGCAGTGTTGAGAAGACTCGTACCGGCGTAAAACAGTGTTCGATAAGAACCGGCTTCGGACTTCACACCCGAAGTAGATTCTGACAAAGCCGGGCAGAAGGTGATCTGGGCTAAAGCACAAATCCTTCCTAACCACCCTTACGGGGCCGAAATGGTTTCGACTGGCGCAAAGTATTGAAGAAGGAGATACCCGACACGGGTAACAAGTGTCGTAAATAAACAGTTGCAAATATAATTGCCAACTATATGGCAATGGCTGCTTAAAGCAGTGGGGTTTCCCGGTTTTCCCGCATCTGAAAAACCGGGTTTTGTTTTATACATACAGTAGATTACTATTCATTTGAATCTTTTGTAATGACATGACTTTTGGTATTTTCAAAAGGAGAATGTCATGGGTACTTCACACCATTATTGTGAGACTTGCGCTAAGATTTGCGATGAAGCCAAAAAGAATTTAAAGAAGTTAGAAAAGAAAGTACAGGTTTTAACTATAGTCTGTACTGCTAGTATCACTTTGCTCGGTGAGCAGGGTGCAAAAGCACTGTATGATGCTATAACCACATTTAACAAAGTAACAGAGGTTGCGGAAAATGGGCAAAAAGAAGGTAAGCAAGAAAAAGACACAAACAAAAAAGATGAATCAAACAAACCTGGTCAAACTAAACTCGGTTTTGGGGGATGGCGGCCATCTCGTCAAAAAAATCTATATGACATTCCAGAAAAAGATACAAGGGGTTATCAACTTAGCGACGAGTTGGCTCTAATAAAGAAACAACCAAAGGAAGAGAAACAACCAGAAATATCAGTTGTTGTTTCTGAACCAATCAATGTTCCGGTTGAACAAATTTTAAATTTAGTTCCATCAGGAGAACAAAGATTACCATTTCTTCCAGTTACATCAGATCCGTATGCTGTGTTTTTTACACCAAGCACATTACCATTTGATGTTTATAGTACAACTTTGGCTTTAGGAAATAACTATGGTTTTGGTGAATATTATGGAATTGATACCGGATCTTATGTTCCATCTACACCAAATCCTAGCACATTATCTGTATTTGCTATAGGTTCATTCATTAGCACAAGAAAAAGAATTTAAATGTTTAAACAACTACTTACAGTAGTATGTGCTATCAGTTTATCACCAGGCTCAGCGGCATTGATTGCTCTTGCTGCTATTTGTGGTTGTAAGAACAGAAGAAGATAAATAGATGTATGATAATCACAGCACTTCTGACTCTACAGAATCAACTTCGTATTTTTCACTGGCAGACTGAATCTTACGCCGAACATAAAGCACTCGGTAAAGCATATGAAAGTCTGGATGATCTAATTGATTCTCTAGTAGAACAATCATTTGGCAAATATGGTAGAGAAAAAAGTGCCGATGGTTTTGATATAAAGTTGCAAAACTACGAACAGTCAAAGCCACAAGAATTACTCCATAGTGCCGAAATTGCTATTAGAGCCATGCGAGCCAGATTTGAGAAAGACGGCGCAACTAATCTGTCAAATATTACAGATGAGATTTTAGGCGTAATAGATCAAACTTCATATCTCTTGACACTATCCTGATATCCTGATATAATAATCTCACTATGGCAAAACGCAAGTGGGACATTATTGATATGGAAGCAGAGTCGCAAGGTAATGCATTTCGTAAGCAGTTAGTACACCAAATCGCAAAGCGCGGTCTTGGTAGACAACTCATTAAGCAGCGTAGAATGCATCTTGATGGTACTTATGCTATTCAGCGTAAACTTGTAAAGTGTGTGGAGAAAGAAGTATGAATTGTCAAACTTGTGATTGTGAGATTCCGATGGCTCGTCTAGAAGTACTACCCTACGCAACAAAATGCGTAAAGTGTTCTGATGCTAAACCCCTAGTTGGTTTTATGGATTGGAACCATAAGACAGCACCAGAACTTGTGATGGTTGATTCTGGTGATAAAGAAAACATGAGGAGAGCGCAACGAATCTCCAACAGAGCCCGCTGAATAAGCGGGTTTTTTATTTAATTGTTACTTTGAATCCTAATTTCTTATCCGAAGAAGTAACATATATGGTTTTAGTAGTTGTGCCAGAATATATGGAGATATAAGAATTCGAAGATCCTGGCAGACCACTTTTGATGACATTACTATCTGTTATTTCTGTTATGCTTCTTGTTGGATCGGTAGAAGAGAACAACATAGAATAGCCAGAGAATGTTGGATCACTTAATAGCAACTTAAATGTTGTGTTTAGTGGCAAAGAATAATCAGTCAACACAGCACCATTCTGTGTAATTTTTTTGTTTTGAACTTTTACTGATACTACATTAAAATTAATTTTAGGTCTAACTGAAGTTACTGCTTGTAAATTATCAACAGTTGTAACTGTAGTTACTATTGGTTGAGCAGTTGTTATACCAACTGTGTTTGTAGATATAAGATTATCTGCAATTGTCTGTATATTAGAATCTTCACATATTGAATTTTTGGTATAAACAGAAGTTAGTGCTTTTAATTGTGTTTTTCTTTTATCACAAAGAAATGAATTTTGGCATGGTATACATGAAGTTGTTGTGTTATTTATTTTTAATAAACAAGTTCCATATGTTTTATCATTTGGATCAACATTATTTTCAGATTCTCCTTCTAGGTACAAATTAATTAAAACTGGTTCACCTATTAGATTTTCATCTGTTATTTTTGTATCTACTTCTATTACTTCGTAGCCATCTGTGTCATTAAATATGTTTAATACTTTTACTTTTTTCCATTGATTATTTACTGTTCCAGAAAAATCAATATAATCTCCAATTTGAATGCCTAATCTCTTAAAAGAATATGTTCCATTCGATAAAGTATTTTTGATTATGTTTTTTCTTTGTTGAACCGAAGAAACAGAACCAGATGCTTTGGTTATTTGTGGAGTATCTGTGAAGAATCTAGGATAGTAAGAATCTTTTTTGGTATTTACAGTAGTAGTTGAAACAATGTCGGCACGAACTATTGTTCCTTGATCAAATGATTTAAATGTATATACACCAGATAAATTTGCTTTTATAGTAGATGCATCTTCAATATATGTTGCATTAGAAATTGAGAAAGTTGCTCCAGATTCTAATGAATTGAAGAATGAGGATACAAATGACAGATCATTTGTGTTTCTGGAATTACTATAATCTATTATTACTTTAGTTTGGTTATCATACAAAAGAATAGATGGCTTACTTACTAAAGTTCTATTGATTTTGTAATAATAATCTTGAGTAGAAGCAAATACCAAGCCAAAGAACATATCATTTGCAGCAAGATAGAATGATCTTGTGTCTCTTTGAGTGAATGTTCGTTTAGTGTTTCTTCTTAATCCTGACATATTATGAACCGATGTAACTTAGTGTCTGTGTACCAGTTACTGATCTAGCATACAGTGAATTTACATTGCTGCATTCGATGTATAGGCTTTCTCCGGCTTCTAGAGGATAACCATCAGTTGAGTTTGTTAGGAGATTAGCACCACCGATGTAAACTGCATCAGTATTTGCACTACTGGCTTTAACTGTTACACCAACTAGTAGTGGAACATTTGTTGCAACTTGTGTGGTGGAAGGAGTGATGCTCTTAGAACCGCTGGAAACTGTCTTTGGTCTGGTGATTTCTGAGATCTTGGCTCTAAGATTACCATTAGTGATGTCTGTCTTGATTGAAGAAAGAACAGCAGTGTTTGTGTTGATCGTTGTTAGTTTTCCGATCAATGGATTTGTATCAAGGGTAAGAGCGTTTACGATTGCTGCATCATCAATACTTACTTCGTTGCTTACGCTTACACTTAGTGGGGTGGTTGCAGTTACTTCAACTGCGTTTCCATTTTCACCCTTTACCTTGATTGCTCCACCCGAAGTGGTTCCAGCAACCATGAGTGGCAAATTATTGTAATTGTAAACTCCGGTACTTGCACCAACATTTATTGTTGCAGTGAAACCGGCATTAGTGAGATAAACATTAAGAGCATTTGATGTTGAGTTTAGTGTAGCACCAGAAGAATCATACATCTTGGTTAGAACTTTACCACCAAGATCAGATCCTAGAACAGATACTGTATCAGTAACTGCGTTTAGATATCTACCACCACTGATAGAAACAGAACCAGTAACACTAACGGTGTCTGTGGTTGATCTTAGATATCTACCACCAGTAATTGCTACTGGTTGAACAGTGATACCAGCAGATCCGGCTCCACCTACGATTATTGGCTGTGCTATGCTAACGGTTCCTGTTATTCCAACTGGAACACCATTAGTAACACCTTGAATATTGCCAGTAACTGGTAGTTGATAACCAGTGCTTCCCTTAACATATACAAAATTTCCACCAGTTCCTGTGTTTGAAACAGTAACAGAACCAGAGATAGCGCCAGTAATACCCAAAACTGTACTTGGATTTGTTGAATAAATATTAACTGGGAGTGGTGTGTTTTGAGAAACACGATATGCTTCTCCGCTAGTTCCCCACATCATTTTCACGAGTTGGGCATGTGCTGCTGCTGCGGATACACCATTGACATAAAGGTAGTCTGTTGCTATACTCGCAGTGTTTCCTGAAATATCAATTGGTAGGTCTGGTGTAGTGTCTGCCATTAAAGATCTCCGTTAAGTAAAAGTATGTATAACTATAGAATTAGGACTAAAAATGTTATTTGATCTAGAAAAACAACAACAGTTTTGTAAACGCATTGAAAATCATGTTAAAAAGTGGAATGGTAGTTATCTTGATGCTGTATTAGCCGTAACTGAAGATATGAAAATTGAGCCAGAAGCAGCAGCCAAGTATCTTACAAAGCCCATCGTAGAGAAGATTCAGGAAGAAGGAAGGCAGATTAATCTTCTACCAAAAAACAAAAATAGACTTCCAATTTAACGAACACTTGATATAATACATATCATGTTCGTGGCGGGTAGTTCCCGTCTTTAACATCAATCGTGGGTAGATCCCACAAAGGAAAAGTATGTCATTTAGCGATTTTAAGAAGAAGGCAAAGACAAGCATCAGCGATCTTACTAAGGCTCTAGAGAGCCTTGATGGTAAGAAGGATTACAAGGATGATCGTTTGTGGCGTCCCGAACCAGATAAGTCTGGTAATGGTTACGCCGTTATTCGTTTCCTTGCAGCACCAAAGGACGAAGAACTGCCCTTCGTTAAGGTTTACTCTCACGCATTCCAAGGCAAGTCTGGTTGGTTCATTGAGAACTGCCTCACTACTAACGGTGGTAAGTGCCCGGTTTGTGAATTGAACAATGAACTATGGAACAGCGGTATTGAATCCGATAAGAACATTGCCCGTGAGCGTAAGCGCAAGTTGACTTATGTTTCCAATATCCTTGTTATCAAGGATGAAGCCAACCCTCATAACGAGGGCAAGGTGTTCCTTTTCAAGTACGGAGTTAAGATCTTCGACAAGATCAAGGAAGCCATGTATCCTGAGTTCAAGGATGAGGCTGCAATCGATCCGTTTAATTTTTGGACTGGCGCAGACTTCAAGTTGAAGATTCGCAAGGTTGCGGGTTATACTAACTATGATAAGTCTGAGTTTGCTCCAACCTCACCGCTGTTTGGTGGAGATGATGCCAAATTGGAGTCTCTATGGAACAAGCAATATTCTCTCCAAGAGTTTGTTGCTCCAAAGAACTTCAAGGAATATGGTGATCTCAAGACCAAGTTGTACAGCACCCTAGGAGATGATATCCGTTCAAGCGTAATGGAGAATCAGACTCGCGCGGAAGATGAGGAAACCCAAAACCCTTTTGATGCTCCCAGTCGCAGCAAGTCACCACCAAAGAAGAAGGAACCGGCTCCAACTGACGAGCCGGGTGAGGAAATGGACAGCCTCTCCTACTTCCAGAAGTTGGCTGATGAGTAAAGAAGAAACCCCCAGAAATGGGGGTTTTTTCATTTAACCGTATTCTCTTCTATAGTTTGGTAACATAAACGAATCGTCGGCAGTCTTTCGGTATATGTCATACTGATATGTGATATTGGTAACAGACATTGGTGCTGCTCCGTTGCCCTGAACAACTACTGGTTTTGATTCTTTTTCTTTTTCTTTACCATTACCAAATATTCCACCGATCAATGCACCACCAATACCACCAACTGCGGAACCAATTCCTGCTGCTAAACCACCCGCTGCTGCGCCTACTCCCGATGCTATACCACCTGCTGCTGCACCAATTGCTGGTGCTGCTGCTAATGCCATTCCCATCGGTGTTGCCATTGCTGCCGCTCCGGCAAGACCACCCAATCCCCCACCAACTGATCCTAGTACTCCACCAAGTCCACCACCCTTAGTGGCTGCTCCTAGCATACCACCTCCACCACCTCCTGCTGCTCCTAGCATTCCACACATACCACCTCCACCACCTCCTGCTGCTCCTAGCATTCCACCCATACCACCTCCACCCGAAGACATTGCTGATAATGGTGATCCACCACCCATTCCTTTTGCCATATTTGCCATTTTTCCAACAGCACCTAGTCCCTTAAGACCTTTTAATGCACCACCAACGGCTCCAAGACCCGGTATAAAAGACATAGCAGTTGATGCAATATCCAATAATGCTTCGCCGCCTCGTTTTGCACCAGATCCTTCTTCTTCTGGAGTTGCTGCGTTTGCTTGTGCCGCAGATGCTGCTTCTGCTGCATCTTCGACTTTCTTTTCAGGAAGAACAGCAGTTTTTGTTATTGCCTCTACTTCTCCTTTTTTCTCACCAACAAGAGATGCTTCTTTGGCTTTATCTCCTATAACTGTTATTTTTGCCCCAGAAGAACCACCTGCTTCAGTTGCATTTTCTTCTAACTTAGCAGGAGTTGATTTTGGTGGTTCAACTTCTGAATTTGATATTTGATTATTTGATGTTGAAGCGGCAACTAAAGCATCTGCTTTTGCTATTTCAGCATTTCTTTTTGTGTCTTGTATATCCGAATTTCCTGCTTCTTGTTCTATACTAGTCATTTTTGTGGATGTCAAATTTATCAAACCACTCAATGCATCTTTTACATTTTTCCCATCTTCATACGCAGGAAGCGTTAAAACATATTGGTTTTTACCAAAAGATTGTAACTTATTGGTTATTTCTTTGTTTTTAACCATCGAAACAAGTTTTTCTTTATCAACTTGTGGTAGTTTAACAACGGTTTGACTTGCTTTTAGAACTAATGGGTTACTAAATTTGCGAGTTGTCTCATTAAGTTGAACTGGAGATAGATTTTTTTTATCTAATTCTTCATTTTTTGTCTTTGCCTTCTTTATAGTTGGCAAAACATCAATCATTTTTTGGAAAACCTGAGCAACTTTCCCACTTTTTGAAAATGATTTCAAAAATGGAAGATAGATTTTTTCTGCTTCTTTCTTCAGGAAGGTTTTTATTTGTTTTTGATGAGTTGTTTTCATAGTTTTTCTTAGTTACCTAGTTTTTCATTCAAATCATCTATGTGCTTTCTCATCATATCAACAAAAAGGTTCCTTTCCCACGGTATCATTCTTTCAACTTGATCTAAAGGTACTTTATGTTCAAAGAAAATTTGGAAATTTATCTTAAAAAGCGCACTTAAATCTGCATAACCAAGAATAATTCTAAAAAATCGGTAAATCCTCGTAAGGTTAGGTTGCGTTTTGTCCCATCACTGGTGACGTAATCTATGTTTTGTTCGATTGTTGGTATTTCTTTTAGGAATCCCAGTAGGCTTTTAAATTGCTTTGATGTTAAAGACTCGATGAATTGAGTAATTTCTTGCTCTTGCACATCTTTTGCATAATAAGTCTCATCTCCAGCCTGTATTTCCTTGACACAGAGAGCCAAAAGTTCAATAATGCCATCTTCTTCTTCCTTAATTTCAAACTTATTCAGTTTTAAGTAAGTTTCAAGGGTTGGTTGTTGCATTACTACAGAAATTGAAGCATCAAGTTTTACTTTGTTGTTTATTTTCTTGTTTGATATCTTTGTTTTCTGTAAATCTATCTTTGTTGGTATTCTTTCACCTGTAACTGGGCATGTGATGATGCAATCTACTACTTCTCCGAGTGATTTTTCTCTTATCTTGAGAAAAAGGTACTCTAAATCACAAAATGGAAGAGTTTTGCAGTCGTCTTCTGGAATTCCCGTGGTGCAAGAGTTTATTACCTCTTGAACAGTAGTCATAAGATTGTCGAATGACGAAGTTTCCTTCGCAATCATCAAATTCTTTTCTTCACGAACCACAAATGGTCTATAAGTGACTCGTTTTTGACTGCATGGTAAAATTTCAGTATATTTTGGTGTTTTTTCAATCAATAATTCTTTAAGCATAATTAAATTTCCTCATAATTATTTATTAGACAGAATACCACTTAGATCTTGCATAGAACATATTCACCATAAATCGAAGTGGTGTATTAAATGCAGCCGCATCAAGTTTTACTGGAACAATTTCCAATGGAATGCAATCACTCATTACAACGATAGCAGTAGTAGCAGGATCTCCAGCAGGACCTCCGGCGGATAATGCTCGTATTTGTACATCTCCTGCTACATTTTCTAAAAATTCTACTCGATTGAAGTATTCGTTTGATGCGCCAGAGGAATCTTTAAAAAATGCAGATTGCCAGTCTTCAAAGTATTTTCTACTTACCCAAGACTCTTCAGTTACAAACTGAAACACATTGCTGTTATAGTCTATACCATATGGAATACCAATAGGTGCAGCAGCACCTGACATAAAATCATTATATGCTCTGATTTTACGAGATGGAACTTGAGCCATGTCGCACATAAAATCTACAGAATCAGTATTTGGTCTTGAAATAGATACCCGGAATTTAGTAGAAAGTTGTATTCCCTTTTGTTGGGAAATGTATTCCATGATTCCACCGGGAGTCCCGGAATATAGGGGTGATGTCATTAAGTTTTTCCTTTGAATATATTGTTTTCAGTCAAAACCATGAACTTCCACCCCTGTTTCGAACAGAATTGTTTGGCAGAATCCCACTTAGATTTATTTATCTGATATTGTAGGCTTTCTGTTAGGAAAGTCTTACTACTTTTATTTCCACGCACTGGTTCTTTTGTTTGCTTGTCTGGTTTTATCTCAACAACTAGAGTCTCAACAGAAGAATTCTTTTTTACTTCAAATAAAAAGTCAGGATAATACATGTGTGGTCTATTATCCATCGGAGAGATGTATGGAATTTGCAGTTCTTCGCTCGACCAACGAATAACATTCGTATTTTCGTCTAAATACTTACAGAATGTTCGTTCCCACAGTGATCTACATATTATGTTGTCTGGGTTGCCAACATATTTGTGTGGATTTTTTGGTTTATACTTACTCTTATACGCCATAGGAACTTAAATGCCTCTACCATCTGATGTTACATTTCCCTCTACTAGTAGATATCAGAGTCAAGTTGCTGTTTGGGTTAAATTTGCACCACAAAACTTTAGCACACTACCAGAAGCACGGGTACAAGCAAAAACTGTAGGTGCAAATGGTGCTATCATTCTTCCCCTACAACGCTATAGCAGCCCAAACTCCGCAAACTATGAAGATGTGGAACCAAGTAATACTGAAATGATTGGTCAGGGTATTCGTGACATGTTTAGCGGTGGTGGTGTTGGCAAACTTTCTGCTGTCTTGGGTAATTTACCAATATCACCGATGGGTGGATTGAGCGTAAACAATGTTATGAATTTTATTGGCGGGATTAAAGGTGCAGCATTACAAGATATATCGCACAGCGATTTGATGTTTAAGAATGCCGCAAAACGAGTTCATGCGTTTTCATTTTCGCTGTATGCAAAAAACGCGCAGGATGCAGAGAACTTAGACTATATTGCAGATCAATTCCAAACTAGTCTATATCCATTCTTAGAATCAAGATCATTAAATAAAGCAACTCCACCTCCCATGTGGAAAATACAAATAGTTCCCAGTTCAGGGTCTGATAAATCAATGGTTCTTAAAAACCACATTCAACCTAGCGTGTTGGTAAATTGCAGTATCAATAGAATGGATAGCACTGCACCAGTTATAACAACTAATAATTATTTCTTAGGTTTAGATATAACTTTATCATTCTCCGAAATTGAACCAGCATATGCCTCGTACAAAGGTCCAGGACTTTTCAGTAGATCATCTGCCGGTTTTGACACAATAATCTAAAATGATATACTT